GCGCTGGGCGAGGAGGCCAGAAAGACCGCTGAAGCTGGCATGGGCTCCTATAACGCTGCCATCTCCAACGCGCAGGCGCTGGCCGCATCTACCGCCGCCACATACGAAAACGCCAAACAGGACGGAGTAACAGGCCAGGCGCTCGCCGATCTCTTCCAGAAAGCCGTTGACGCCGGCGTCTCGCTGTTCGATTTAGGCAAAACCGCATCCGGACTCGCTACCGCCATATCCACCATCACCTCAGCCGCGGCTGCTTCTCCTCTCGCCTCGGGCGGCCCACCCCCCGGCTATGCCGGATTCGGCACTGTTGGCAGTGGCCCCAATGCCGGCATGCAAGGTGGCGCACCCGGCAGTCCCGGCGCCGTGCTCAGCGGTATGGCAGCCCATCCCGGCTCGACCGCAGGCCAGTATCAGGCCGCGAGCACCGGAACCATGCCCGGTGGCCCAACTGGGAGCGGCGGCACCATCCAGGGATTGCCCTACATCAATGGCTCGTCAGCGCCCAGCGGGACGCCGTACTACGATCCCGCCACCAAACTGTTCAACTCGAACGGCGGCTCGCTGTCGATTGACATGATTAACAACAACTCGTCAATCGCCAACGGCGGCGGCGGGTACTACCAGAATCCGGCGCTGCCTCAGGGCGCATACCTGGGTCAGGGTCCAAACTTCGGCCAGACCATTTTCGGCGGGTCAGCGCCACCAATGATGGGCAGTGCGGGTGGTGGTGCGAATGCCCAAACCGCGCCGGGCAACCTCTCGCAGGCGTTTCTCAATTCCCGCCTGCATCCGATCGCTGCCGGTCCTGGCAGTACGACTACTCAACCGATCTACGTGCAACCCGTCGCGCCATCACCAGCCCAGCAGCAGGCCAATACACAGGCGGCAACCACCAGCGCCTCCCAACTCTCCACGCAGCAGGCACAGTTGACCCAGTTGCAGCAGGCCAACACCACGCTCACCGCGAGCAATGCGGCGCTGACGAGCCAGGTGCAAGCGCAGATGGAGCAAATGAGACAGCTAACCGAACTGGTCAAGCTGTCCAATCTCGGGTTAGACGGTATGGGCGGCGGCGGCAGTGGTGGCGGCGGCATGGACACCCAAACGCTGATGAATCAACTCGGCGTGGCACGCATGGCGAACAGGGGATAACACATGGCAGCAGTCGGACAGTTAGTTGACAATGTTAATATCCCCGCCGATCCGTTCTCGCCAGATGTCACCCACCACCTCTGCACGTTTAGCGACGGCGCGAAGCTGCTGGTGTACTCGCGAACCACCGGAACCTACTACGCGCTGAGGAACAGTAGCGGCGTGTGGCAGGCTCCGGTCTCGTTGCTGACCAGTCCGCTGTCCAGCTACGACTCCAACACCATCGCCCAGAACGGCAACACCGTAGCCGTGTGGTATTCGCAGGGATCGGTTATCAGCAAGACCAACCTGTCGTATGCCTCTGGAGCAGTGTCCGCCACTGTCAACTCCACAACGCAACCGCAAATCACACGAATCACCGCACTCGATGCGGCATGGAGTTCAACCAACGCCTACTGGCTGCTGTTAACATTCCAACCCGGCGGCACCAGCTCCATCACCCTCTATTCGGCCCCAGACACACTATCTGGGTTGACCTATCTGGGTAGCGCATACACCGGCGGGTCAACCATTCTCCGGGCACATGTTGCACTGGCGTCGCCAACCAGCACCACCCAGTACATCACCGTTGCCGATCCCACCGCGGGGCGGATCACGCTGTACTCAAACAACATTGGCGCATCGTTCGGTACCGCCGAAACCGCCTACCACACCAGCTGTGAACACACCGTCGAGTTCGATGTCAACGGCAACCTCGATTTGCTGATCTACGACCCGGCAGTCAACGCGCTGCTTGATGTCAAACGCACCGGGACCGCGACCTACGCCGCCGCCGTCACGCTCTACAGCGCCCCGGCCATCGGGACGTCCATCCCCGCCACTGCCTACAACAATTCGACCGGCGCGCTCTCCGTGTTTTTCGAGACGGCGGCGAACCAACCCAACGATGAACTTTACATAGCGCAACAAGTTAGTGGCCGTTGGAGCACGGCGACCCTCGCAGTAGGCGGTGATGCCAGCGGCTATCACGCCGCCACCACCGGGCGTTACGTCGACGGCGTCAACCGTGATATCGTCTACGTCTACGGAACCGCTGCGCCCTACGCGATCTACCATTTTCAACTCGGCACCGGATCAGCCCCCAACACCCCGGTGATGACCTCCCCGACGGCGGGCAACGGCGGGAGCACCAGCCCGGCATCGTCTTTTAACTATTCCAACCCGATTCCCGGCGACCTGCAGGGTGCCTACGAGCTGCTCTATACCCGATCATCGGACAACGTGGTCATGTGGGATAGCGGCTGGGTTGCAAGTAGCGCATCAAGTGGCATCGCCTACGCTGGTACCACACTCGTCTACGGCATTCAGTATCAGGCCCAGGTCCGGGTCAAAGATGCGCAACTCGGTAGCGCCTCAGCGTACAGCACCGCCGTGGTGTTCACGGCGACCCGGCCGGGTGTGGCCACCATCACGAATGTGCTCGATAACGGCGTCAATGTGGTGGCAGGCGGCGACATCACATCCGCTATCGCCACGCTGACCTACTCCTGGTCGCAGCCCGACGGCAACACGAATGTGTCCTACCAAGAGTTGCTGTATGCGGATGACGGCGTGACACTCGTCAATAGTCTGGGGACTGCCACGTTTATCAATCCAGTTGCCAGCGGCTCCAGCATCACGCTCGGCACATTCACCATTACCGATGGGGCAACCCCGCCTATCACGAACCTCACCTACTACCGTTTCCAGATTCGCGCCACCGACTCTCAGGGCGGGGTCACCCTCTCGCCACAATATCGTGTACGCACCAACTGGACACCGCCGGGAACGCCCTACGACATCGGCATCAGCCCGAACCCCAACACCGGCGTGGTCACCGTCTCGTGGGTCAACGCCTCCGGCGTCAGCAGCATCAACGTGTTTACGCGTCCCACCGGGACGGCAACGTGGCAGCAACTCCCATTACCCAACCCGCTCGCCACCAGCATCCATGTGTTCCCACCCCCGGGCATCCCCTACGATTACGGGTTTCAGAGCGTCGGCAGTACCGGGATTCTGTCCGGTATTGCTATCGAACGGGCAGTTACCCTGCCGCTCAAACTCGGCTACTACACGGCATGGCTCAGAGACACCACGGCGCCGCTCACCGCCGCCGTGCCGTTGGGCATCCCCGGTCAGGCGCTCTCCTCCAACGCCTGGACCCAGGCCGAGGATAAATCCAGTTTCGTGCCCCAGGGCCTCTCCAAACCCAAAACCGACTACGGCCCCACCAACTGGCACATGCTCAAGGGTGCAAAGTACCTGATCTTCGCCCAGGACGGCCATGGGCCTAGTCTCGTCACAGCCCCCTCGATCATCGCTATCCTGCAGGCTATGTACGCCACACGGAACACACTCCAGTACTGCGACAACGAGGGGCGGTCGTACTTTGTGCGACTCGGCAACTTCTCAACGCCACTAGCCGACGATGCAATCAACCATCTGGCGACCTTTGACCTAGAGGAAACCATTACGCCCTTGACGATCCTGATCGCCTGAATCTGTCCAACGGCGGTTTCGACTGGAGCAGCCTATGCAGAGCACAACCATACCGGCTGCGCACAATCCGGCCAACTACTCGCCGCAGCAGGTGATCGATACCATTAACCGGATGAGTGGCAGCGCACACCCCACCACACGCTATGCCGTGCTGGATGAACGAACGCAGCAGCCGGTCGTATTGCCCTCGCCCCTGCTGGTCGATACAGGCAAAATCACCAACGACACCACGCAGAATACGCACCGATCGCTGGCCATCACGCTGCTCGAACCTGTAGGGCTCAACACACTCCAGCACCTCATTCAGCCCTGGTTCGGCTTCAACGATAACGCGGGGAATCTCCTGTTTGAAGTACCGCTCGGAGTTTTCCGCCCGGTGCTGCCGGATCGTCTACTCCAGGACTCTCAGAACATCTGGACCATTGCCGGGCTGGACCGAACCGTTGATATCACCATCATCCCCTTTGCAAACGACTATGCCATTCCCTCGGGCAACAATGTGATCGGGGCGGTAGTAGCCATGATGATGATGGACCAAAACCCTCGCAGTGAGGCCGGCGCACGGCAGCCAATCTCCTCGCCCTACGTCTGGCCGGACGCCAACAACCCCGGCATGACCCCCAGCGGCCTGGACGATGAAGGGCCGAACTTCCCGGCCGCGCGTATCCGAGCCACACCCACCACCTTCACCACTATCGGCCCGGTGATCGGCACCCGGCAAGATAAAAAGTCGGACATCGCCAATACCATGTTGGACACCATCTCCTACTATCCGCTCTGGGTCGATGAGGGAGGATCACTGAGGCTTCAGCCCAAACCGTACTACAACGGTAGTACGCCGGCAGTCGAGTGGACCTATGCCACCGACGCCACCTCCATTATCCGGCCGGGCGTGCAGCAGCAACTCTCCAATCAGGCGGACCTGGTGAACTGCGTGGGCCTGGAGTGCGCGCCCAGCGGCGGCCCAGTGATCTACTCCGAGCAGAAAAATCACTCCACCGACTCCGCCATCAGTATCCCCAATCGGGGTAAAACCGTCCGGCGCAATCTCCAGAACAACCTAATCGCGACCCAGGCGCAAGCTGACCTAGCCGCCTACATCGCGCTCGTCGAGTTTGCACTGCAAACCGATACTGTCTCCTGGTCAACCGCCATCAACCCACTGCATCAGAGTCACGACATCGTGGCCCTCAATGTCCGCAACCGAGACGGGAAACCAGAAATATCGAGTTCGGCACATCCCTACATTATGATCTCCCATTCATGGGATCTGAACACCTACGTCCAAACCAATGTGGCCGGCAGGCTGGTGCTGGTCTAGGAGGCATCCGAATGACACTCCCTCAATTCGCCCGTAGAGGCGGCGCCGCGAACACTGGCGGCGATCCTGGTCACAGCAGCGATGCTCCCAGCGGCGGCAATTCCAGCAACGCTCCCAGCGGCGGCGCGGCAGCTCTCACGCCACTGCTCGGCGGCCTGGTGAATCAAATTGCCGATCATGTCGCCGACGTGCAGGCCCCAATCCTCCAGCCACTGAGACGCGCCATCATCCGAGGGCAGGGAGCGAAGTCCACCTCAGTGCTGGTCAGCGGAGCGGGGCAGGGGGCGGCAACTATTGATCTGCCCGTCTACACCGCGTACACCTCAACCATGGTCAACATGCCAGGTGGTCCGCAGGTCGGGGATGACGTGCTCCTCTCCTCCAACGGGGAGGGAAATCGGATGGTGCTGATGAAGGTCAATTACTGACTCGCGCTATTCCGATGCTCTCGCCCAAGGTCGTCTCTGTGAAATGAGGCGACCCTTCTACCCGCTCCGTGGAGGCGACCCGTATGCCCGAAATCACACCCGATGCCACGCCACGCCACGCAAGAAACGCGAGTGCGGCGAATGAGATTGCATCACTCGAAGCCGCCTGGATTCGTGACTACTTCGCCGCTCAAATTAAAGACCTGCACCAACTCTCTGCCGAACGGGAGATACGTTACGAGCAGCGGTTCCTGTCGCAGGAGACCACCGTTCGCGAAAAGGCCGAAACGCTGCGCAGCAGTGTGGAAGCGGCAGCAGCTGCCCTCGCCATTCAGACCTCATCAACTGACAGGGGGCTGATGGACCACATCACCGCCCAGGAAAAATCGACCCGTTTGGCCCAGGAATCCCTCAAAGAGATACTGGCCGAAAAAGACAAAGCGGTCAACATGGCCGCGACGAATGCGGCCATGGCACAACAAGAGTTCAAAAGCTCTATGCTGACCCGACTGGACATCCTCAACGGTCACAAAGTCGAGATAGGCACCCTCACTGCTACTTTTGCGGCAAAAGATCAGATAGTCGCCATCCGGGATCAAGTCCTGATCATCGAGACCCGTCAAGCTGAAAATACTCGTGTAATCGCCTCACTGGCCACCAATCCAGTAGACCAGACCACTATCCGGCTCCGTATCGAAGCACTGGAAATGCGCCCCGTGGCTCTATCTCCAGAAGAGCAGGGGAAGTTCCTGACTCAGATTGCCGAACTGAAGACCGAAACGCAATCGCTCCGCACCAACGAGCATGATCTGCGCAACAAGTTTCAGATGGTCAAGGATCGTCCTGGCGCGTTGCTGCAACCGGAGATTGACGAGGTGCGACGTTTACTCCGGCTCGCCATCAAGGCTGATGTATCTGATCCGCTCACTAATGCCGAGGTCGTCGAAGTGCGGAGCGTGCTGAGCCGCAATTCTGCACGGAGCAGACGGTTGACCACATGGGAAGCCGCGTTAATCAGCGCCATCAGCCTTGCAGTGATTGCCGCTATCGTGACGTTTATTACGCATTTTCACTAGCCATAAAAATGAGGGGCCAGCTCTGATGCCCGACTGTTCCCTCGAAGCGTTTGAGCGCGGGCCATGTCAAAACCCGCGCTAGAGAGTGTTTTCGCCACACGGGGAATCGTCCCCAAGGAGTCCACATATGCACCGCTGTGATATCGTCCTTTTCCGTGGCCACGCATTCGGCGATTGGCTGATACGGCTCGGTCAATCTCTCCGCTATGGCCGGCGATCCGGCTATTTTCGCTTCACCCACTGCGGCCTGGTGGTTGACGGCCACGGCGGAACCATCGAGGCCACCAGCCGCGGCGTCCATCGTGGCGCACTAGCGGGACGGTCGGATTACGTGGTGATTCGTGTGGACGGCTCGGAGGAGGACCGTCGCCACGCCATTGCGTTTGCCGAGAGTTGCGTCCAGGCCCACCAGACATATGGCTGGCTCACAATCACTGGCATTGCGCTCTCGTTGGCCACGAACCGCCGGCTAACACTCGGTATCGACACCACGAAAATCTGTAGCGGCCTCGTCGGTGAAGCGCTGACCCGACTGGGCGTCATTTGGCCCAGCGAGCCGGAGAGCCTGTGCCCGGCCGATATCGCAGCGTTCTATTGCGTCTAGGAGTCGCGACGTTTACGTTAGCTTCGGCGCTCAACGCGCACCACGCGCTTTACGAGCCGCCACCACACTTTCTCGGGCAGCCATCGCGGCTTGGGCTGAATAAGCGCTCTGAACCGAGTTTCCGTGATGACATGCTCATTAAAAGTGACCCGTTGAACCCATTCTTGAATCGGATCGTCAGTCGTCATGTCGCCTCCGCATACATCGCAGCTATCTCTTCCGGCGACGGCTGGTGCTCGATGAACTCTAGATTCCCAAAACGAGCATAGGTGTAGCACCGCGCCTCTGGGATTGCAACCACGAACCACGCATACCCTAATCCCTCATCTCTCAAGATTCGAGGCCACCAATCACACAGTTTTATAACGCCTTCCGTGCCTGGAGGAATCGTCATGAGCGGCTCTACAGATCGAGCGCGGATTGGATCAGCAGAAGTCCACGCATAGTGCATCTCCCTCAACCTGACCACATCCCCCACCCGAAACTCTGCTGGCGGCGGCGTACTTCCCCAATAGACGTTAAATCCCATGCCTTGTCCCTCTGTTTCCATGCCCCATTGTAGGAGTCACCATGCATCGTATCCGTCTACTCACGCGCCTCGTCTGGAACACGCTCAACCCGTTTAACCATCGCGCCGGTGGCGCCGCGCCGCTCACTCTGTTGACTGCGATCATCCTCGTTATCGGCAAGGTGATCGTCCTGGCTGGCGCGATCACCGCCGGCATTCTGATCGACCATCACCTCAACCACGAGACCGCAGGCGGCGGCGCCGTGAATCCCGCACAACAGGCGCCGCTCCCAACGGTCCGTATCTCTGGCGGCAGCTCGCCGGCGACATGGAGCCTCGATGGGTATGTGGTACGAGTCCACAACCAAGGCGACTCCTCGTCCTGCGTCGGACAAACGCTGGCCACCATCGAGGAGATCACCAACGCCGAACGCGGCCGGCGCATCTCGTTTAGTTCGGGCTTCATCTGGAACGCGCTCAACGGGGGCATCAACCAGGGATTGACGTATCAGTCTGCGTTTGATTTCCTCCAGAACTACGGCGATGCCCCGCTGTGGGCCGACCCAAACGACGGTCTGAACTACCAGGCCGGGTATGGCGTCCCCGCCGCCGCCTACGCCCAGGCCGCGCCCTACCGCGCCACTGGATGGCACGCACTCTACAACTGGGACCAGAACACGATGCGGGCCTACATCTCCAGTGGGATCCCGATCGCCTTCACTATCCACGTGTTCGATTCGTTCTACCAGCAGTGGGGTGTCGGGTACGTGCCCTCGTTCACGAGTCAGTACGGCTACGCCCACTTCTGGCACTCCATGACCATCATCGCCTACGATCCGACGGGCGTGACTGGCCTCAACTCGTGGGGCGGCGGTCCGTATGGTTGGGGCGGGAACGGTCGGTTCCATATGACCTGGCAGTTCCTGGTCGACAACGGCGCCTACATCGTGGCCCCAGACCTACCGCTCAAGCCGTATTTCCATCGGGTCATCACCCACCCGAAGCCGCGGCATGTTGTGTTCCCAGCAAAACTCTGGAACGCCTACACCACCGGCCATCACCAGCGAGCGATTCCCTACCGCTCCCACGGCCGGCTCACCTACGCCGCCACACTCTGGGTGCGACACGGACCCAAACGAGCGGGCGCAATCACCCACACCGAGACCTGGCACCCGGCCGGAAGGCACGGCGTCGACGGGTACGAGCAAGACACGTTCCGCTACCAGCAACTGTACTTCTCGCCGGGTCGTCCCAAGTGGGCGGTGAAGTGGGCCGGGTATGCAGTGCATCATACGGCTCGCCACAAGACCGCCAAACACAGGAGCCACCATTGAAATCATTCTCTGCCGCTCTCGCTGGTATCCTGCTGATCGTTGCGGCCAGCATCGCTATAGTGCGCGTCCGAACAGCCCGGGCACCCCACGCGCCTGCCAACATCGGTCGGACCGCGACCTACACTTCGGCCATGCCAACCATGCGTATCGGCGGCGGCGCCTCCATCTCACGTGCCTGGCAGCCCTACCCCACGCGCGGTACAACCCATTTCGCGCAACTGTGGCGCGATCATCCCGAGTGTGGTCGCCCAATCGATCGCGAACGGCGCCTCGGCTTACTCTGGTTTCAGCGGTTTCGCCACTGCGTGATGCACGACACGGTGAGCGTTATCAGCGACCGCCCGGTACAACCCACGCCATACATTCCGCCGACTGCACTCCCAATTGCACAGTCCACAGTGACGCCAGTTCAGCCAACAGACATCCCGGTTCAGCCGACGAACCCACCGACGTCTGCGCCGCCTTCAACTCCCTGCGCCCCCGATTGCTCCCAGTGGGTACTGGGGCAGATTAACGCCGAGCGCACGCAATACGGTGAGGCGCCGCTCACGCTGTCCCCGCTGCTCTCCAACGGTGATGGATCGTGCATCGGCGCGATCGGCCACGCCGATCACATGGCAAACGATCTCCACACCATCGCCCACGACCAGTTCCCCACCGATGTCTGTGGCTCCTACTCAACTGCAGGGGAAAACGTCGGCGTTTCGGCCTACGGGTCGATTGCCGCGGACGTGCAACAGATCCACATCTCGATGAAGTCCGAGCCATTCAGCCTCGGCTGCTCGGGGAACCATCACTGCGACTGGATGAATCCCTCGTTCACCAGGATCGGCATCGCCATTGTTCCCGGCGCGTATGCGGGACTCCCCGCGCACTACCTCAGTGAGGAGTTCGCCGGATAACTATGCATCTCATGTCTCACCGTCTCCGCGCCGTCCTCTCTACCATCGGCCTCGTCGCCCTCTTGATCTACGCCATATACCGTGGCAGCAACAACGCCAGCCTGGCCGTATTCACCGGCGTGGCGGCGCTAGCGCTGTCCCAGACCATGAGCGCCTATCTACTCGCCGTACTTGATGCGAAAACCTTACGCGCCGAGCGCTGGCTGCTGCCCGGTCGGTGGATAGAGTCACCCGTGCCGTTCGCCGGCGAGATCGTCGCGCTGCAAGGCAGATTCTTACTGCTGAAAACGGCGGACGGCGGCGACCAGCGCATCCCGGCACAGGTAGTGTTTACCAGTCCGACGACCATCTACGACGCCAAGCCACCACCACCCACACAGGAGACAGCATGACCCCGCTCGTTAATGCCTCATCCCTGATCGACCTGACGGCAGCTGCTTTCGCGGTGGCCGCTGTAGTCCAGATTTCGAAGTTCGGCCTGGACTACCTCATCAAGCCGACCAGCCCGAATCACACGAACATCGTCAGGTTGTACGTCTATATCATCGCGACTGGTGTCGTCGTGCTCTACTCTTCGGCCAACACCGTCGTGGCATTCACCGGCCAGTTTGTCACTGGCGTCCTGACTGCGGTGCTAACCGTGGGCACCGGTGCCATCCTCCAATACAACCTGCTGAACGGATTGAGTACCACCCCCGGCTCCATCGCTGCGAGCTCGCCTGCCACCGTATCCGATCTTCCAACCCAAACACCGCCCACGCCATCCGTCGCCGCTGTCCTCGTTCAGCCCGCTCCAGTCGAAGCCATGAGCACTCCGACATCCGACCCGGCCCAGCGCATTTAGGCCGGGTCGACTTCTGCCTCTGGCCGAGACAACAGATTGAACTCCTTCAGGGTCTCGATCAAATCTGACGCGTGAATGACAATAGCGGCGGTCTTGCCCTCTGTAGGAGCGACAGTTATCCGCAGCACGTATTCACCGCCCAGTGATTCACGATCGATGTCGACAATGCCATCCGTTTCACCGTAGCCAAGCACCTGCCCTTCGAAACCGAATAGCAACGTTGGCTCCTCATGCACCCCAGTGATTCGGGCATGGAGCCTATACGTCACATCACTCATCTCATTCTCCTTTTTCTCCCGCCAATTCAAACTTGCTTTTGCGCTTGAATTGGCGGGAGATCATCAACGGTCATGATTCGCGGTATGCCAGGGCAATCAAAAATATCATGATGAAACCTCCAGGAACCGCCAGGCGGGGAATCGCGAGGGGGCGGGTGATATGGCTCCCTCCAAACGTCACACGAATCGCACACCCAACGCACTGGAAACAACGGCTCGCCGGAAGCCGTAACGGCATCGGCAAAAAGGAGATGTCCGAAGGGTCGGTAAAACATGCGATAGAGGTTTTCGCTCTCTTCTGATCCGGCTTCAGCATCATATCCAACCTCACGCACAACTGCATCGGCCATCGCCATCGCCGTCCCGCCAGTACCTTGATCGGCCCAAAACACAGAACCAGCATCGCCGACTTGCAGCAAGGACAATGCCCCGCGCGCGTTGCTTAGCGCATAGTAGGACCGCTGGGCAAACCGCACGAGCTGCTCCCGAGTCCAACGGTCAAATGGACTCTCTCCATAATCTAAGGTCTTCATCTTATCTCCTCTCTCTGCCGTCGTCTCAGTCTTCGGGCTGGGCGGCGGCTTTTTTGCGTTCAGTGAGTTCATCGAAGACGCCAATAGCATCCCGCATGGCCTGTAATTCAGCGTTCGAGAGTCGGGCGTTCTGGCGTATTCGAGCCGAATGGCTTTCCCACAATTGGGCGGTTCGTAACGCTCTCATCACCAAACGGGACAACAGGGGCAGTCTCTCATTCAACATGCGCTATCCTCCGTTCCAACTCATTCATCACTCAGTCCCAATACAGCGCAATCATCGACTCCTCCGGCAACTCGCGCAGATATGCCCACACCGCCCGATTCTGCGGTTCCTCGTACACGCCAGGATGGTCGCTGAAGCGTAGCAACTCCCGAACAGGCCCCATTCTGAGCGGATCCCCGGTGCCGGTCTTCTGTGTATTGCCGTAGTGTTCATCCCGGACGTTCAGGCCGCTTAAATAGGTGTTGAACATCGCCGGTACCGGGATCTCGAATTGGCGACTAAAATCTGACAGAAAGCAAAACAGGTCAGGGCATTGCTCTAGTGTTAGAACTGTCTGAGAATACCCCTCTTTCTCCCAGTCGCCTTCAACTGGCAGCAGCTTCAAATTTAGCCCCATATCCTCAACCTCCTCAATGCTCACCTCAGGCAGCGTAGGCGAAACATTCTCCGGCCACGGAATCATGATAGAGCCGCTATCGTCAACAGCTCCGAATACTTGATGCATGGCGGCGCCATGCTCGTTGGTGCAGGTGACGTCGATGCCATAGTTAGCGACGCCGTGCCGTTGCGCCTCAATACGCGCCTCGACGCACTCTGCGATTACTCTATCAACGAAGTTCATGCCCGCTCCTCTCGACATCCCGCTCATCCAACGCTGTGAGTAACGGCTCAAGCTCGCTCCACACGTCGAACAGGCACTCCTCACAGAGCAGGAAGCTAGCAACTCCGTACAGTTGGAGTTCATTTATGGACCGGCAGTTTCTACACACCCCATAATCGCGAGCGTGGGCAGCAATCCTATCCACGCCGGTCAGGTGCAGGCTCATGGCTCCTCCGATGGCACTGGCTCCGCTGTCTCAATGGATATCGCTAGGCCATGCAGCGGGCAATTCTCGTTGAAAACATAGGAGCTTTCTCCGGCTATCTGCACGTAGCCCCGCCCATAGTGGTTATCCATAACCGGACAGAGACAGCCGAGACGCACCGCCTCGTCACTGCCCGGTGGCGGCGTGTCCGTGGTCATGGCTTCATGAGCCAGGCCGCCATGAGCAACAGCACCGAGATCGTCAGAACCACACGGCACCGGCTTTATAGTCCGCCAGTGAAGCCGCCGCGCCCGCCATGCCTATGGCAACCCCGAACACAAATAGGATTTGAGAGCCAACCATCCACCCTCTGTCGTCAATTTTCATCTCTGCCCCCGTTGTGGCAAACGAAACCCGGCAGACGATGCGGGAATCGGCTCAGCCCGCCCTTCAGCAATGCCGTACAGCTCCGCGAGCGTATGACTGCCGACTCTCTGCGGCACATTTCGCGCAGCAAGCCATGCGGCTGACTCAGGAGCAGTCAGCGACGTAAAGGTAATCCTGCCGGCACACCGTCCTGGCCGCGTTACCGCCGGATGCAACATCCCCAATTCCTCATTCGTACTGATCAGCACCAGCACGCGCAGCCCTTGTCCAAGCAGCCCGTCGGTGACGTTGAGCAGTCGTGAGAGCGCCTGTCCGACATGTTCCTTGGCATCGACCGTCAGCATCTCACCTGTATCCTCCAGCACCAAGAGACGCCACTTCTGCTCTGGAGGAGGACCGGAGGACACAGGCGCGAATCCATCCTGCTCGTCATCAAAGAGCACGTTCAACAAGTAGGCTGAGCTATCACCAAACAACGTTTCCGGATCGACGATGTAGTGCACCGTGCACCACGTCCGCCACTCCCACCCAAGCGCGCGCAGAGCAAAACTTTTGCCAGTGCCTGGTGGCCCGTTCCAGAGGATGATACGCCCCGACTCCGGGCGGGTATGAATCAGGGCGCCGAGTTCAGCCCGGACAGACCGACTGTAGTTCTCCTCGATTTGACCCCATGCAGGGATGTCAATCATGCGCCGCATTTTGCGTGGCCCTTGCGGGGTCAACGTCCAGAGCCACAAGGGAATGCGCTGTTCATCGGTCAAGACCGGCGTGGGGAACAAGTCACGGAGCGCGCTCAGCACTGAATCGCGACCAAAGACCGACAGAGCAGCGATCCTCACACTGATCGAGCCGTCCACAAGCGAGACGTGCGCCGCTCCGCCTTCAAGTTCGATAATTGCAGATTGAAAACCGTCGGAAACGTATTGGTAGCGAATCTGATCCGTGAGGCAATCAAGCGACTCCGCCGATGTGGCCCAACTACCATCTTTCATGTAGGGTGTCCGTTTTGCCATGGCATACCTGGTAAAGAGGTCGCTCGTGAAGTCTCGTCCCGTTTGCGTGTCGATAGTCAATTCGGTCAAAACCTGGTCAAATGTGTCGATCATAGATTCTTCTCTCCGCCCTTCTGCTGAAAACGGTCATTCTCGCTCCTTACTTTCCCGTCAATAGCAACTGCTGTATATCCGCGACCCCATTCCGTTGCGCCGCTTCGTAGACCATCGTGCTGTGCTCCCCCGACCACCGACCCATCCTGCAGCATCAGGTAGGGCAGCATCTCACGAGCAAATCCTTCGGTGGCTTCAGCCCTGCTCTTCTCGCTATCGTCCAGCCCCTCGACTGTTGCGATGATTTTCGCCTTCAGCAGATAGACGAGCACACGCCAACGACGCTGGCGTTCCAACGTTGCCAGAGCCTGCACCTGCGCATCCGTGCGGTGGTCCCGACGCGAAAACTCTCCGGGTCCGGCTGCTCGATGGCAAATGAGTACCAGCGGGCGCCGATCTCGGCCATCAGCTGATACGACGTGTCCGACTCGTGCGTGCTGAACCGAACTGCGCCGGCCTGTTTAAGCAACTGACGCATCTCAGCAACAGACTGACTGACTTCGACGGACGTGTTCTCGGCGTAGCGGCGTTTCTTCGCCATTACTCATGCTCCCCCGTCTTTTCGGGGGTCGCGCCCCACTCCTGTTCCGCCGCCAGAATATCCCGCGTCTCCCGTAGCATTCGCAGCGCATGGTCCAGTTGCTCGATATGGCACTCAATCAACACCTGCGTCGCTGGACTCTGGGTCACCACATGCCGGTCGCAGTACTCGGCATGGAGGGCTTCGGTCCGGTCGATCACGTCATCAACAACCAGAGACAACGGACGGGAGGAGATCATGAAACAACCACATTGGTCTTGAGTGCTGCGATAATCACCGGCCAATCCCAGCCCGGTTGCGCGTCGGTACGCTCGCCAAGGGCATTCAGCAGTTCACCGGTCTGGACAGCGTCGAGTTCTCTGGTCTTGACGATGGAGAAGCCATGCTTGCGCAGGTACCGCCAGGTGGCTAACCGCGCGTCGTCGGTCGACATCGTCGCGGACTCTGTCGCAACGGCAGATGCCGATTTCTTCGACAGTCGGACCGCCTTCAGCCGTTCCCCTCCCACAAGCGCCTGGAATCGTTTCGGTTCCGCTTCAATCTCGGCCACGGTCGGGTCCAGCATCGCCGCCAGCGCCTCCAGTCCAGCCTGGCGCACACTATCCCGCCCGGCATTGGACAGCGGAACATTACGCGGCGCGTCAGGGTCGGGCAGTAATTCTTCCTGGCGGTTCATGTCGTCACACTTGATCCCGCTGTATGGATAGGCGAGTGCCCACACTCGCCGTCGTTCTCCCAACAGGCGAAGCAGAGATGGCCACCACAGCGCCAGCAGCGCTCATATTGGTCTTCTGGGATAGCAATGCCGCACCGGCCACAGTAGTCAATCGTCACCGTGGTCATCTGAGAAGCGGGCGGCGAGTCAGGGTCGGGCAGTAATTCTTCCTGGCGGTTCATGTTGACGCCTCCTCTCGTTGTTTCGCCGTCATGACGGGGCTTTCCAGTACACTCGAATCCTGATCAAGCGGGAATATCAGCACGCCATCGACCGCATGCCAAACATCCGACAAGCGCTCAATCACCGACTCGATCCGGGTCTGGCATCTCCGCACCTCTAGATAGAGCCAGCGGGACTCTCTGGCAGCGTCCGCATGCCCAAGCCCTGCCAGACGATCCGCCATGGCGTTGAGGTTGTCCATCGCGCAATACTGATCGCCTAGAAAGTCGGCAGCCTCTTTGCAATACAGATACTCATAGCTGCCGCCGCTCACAACTGCACCGCCTGTTCCTCGTAGCGTTTCAGCACGGCACGAAGCGCGCTCTCCGACACATGCCACTCTGCCGCCAACGCCCGCGCCGGCGTACCCGCCGCCCGCTCTCGTGCAATCTGCGGCCAGAACGCGACCGGGATTTTCGGGAATGTGCGTTGCCCGGTCCCGGTGATTGGCACCGCCCACCACCCGTCGGCGAGTGGTTTCAGATAGGGCGCAACGACATCACGACTTCGTGGCTCACAGTCCGACGTTCAACAATCTCACCACCTACACCGGCACCGTCGAGACCGCCAGCGGCGAGCAGCTGCACGACCAGCTCCAGACCTCATACAACAAGGTGAACGTCACCATCCCCTTCATCGACCCCAACAACACCACCTGGAACGTCCACTTCGATGACATGGTCGAGGAGCTGGTAGACGTGCGATCTCAGGTCGACGGCCTCCAGTGGTATATACACTGCACCCTCTACGAAGGCTAGACCGTGACACGACCACCATCCGGCCACCTCAGCGGCCAGGACGAGTCAGGCTTCGGCGGGATCTCCCTCGACTCAGTCAATCCCATCACCAACTCCAAACCATCCGCCAGCCTCTACCACTCGCTCTACCACGCACTCCACCAGAAACACCACAAAGCGCCCAAAGCGCCCGCCGTCCACAAAGTCCACAAAGCCCACGTCCCCGTACCTAAAAAGCCCCACGTCGTCCACCCGCCCAAGCCCAAGGCCCCCAAGAAGCCCCACGCCGTCCACGTGGTCAAGGCCAAGGCTCCCAAGAAGCCCCACGCCGCCAAGGCGGCGAAGGCGACTACGGCGCCTCACGTAGCCAAGACCCACCTCGGCGCAGTCCGGATCAAGAGCCACGGTGGCAAGAACCACCTCGGCTCGGCCGCCCAGGGCGGCCTCACCAATACCGGCGTGCCCAGGGACCAGGTAAACGCCGATGGCAGCGTAACCAGGCTCAACAAGGACGGCACCAAGGGACCAGGGCACATCGGCAAACACGACGGTCCAAACCCGTACCACTGGAGCAACCACCCAGCCGCCACCACCATCGACAGCCGAGGACATCGGTCCTCGGCCGCCGGCGCGGCAGCTACCGCTGCCAACGCCTCGGCTCCAGCCCACAGCGGCAGCAGACACAAGGGAGCGGGCGGAGGAGCTGTCGCTCCTCACGCCAGCCACGCCAGCCACGCCAGCCACGCTTCTCACTCTCCTCACGCGCCCCACACCCCACACGCGCCACAGGCGCACAAGGCGCCAAAACCCCCGTTGCAGCTCAACACCGATTCTTTTCTCGGCACCGACTCCCACGTCGAGTCACACCGTCCAACCCCGCTGGCCCCAGCCACCCAGCACCGAATGCCCAAACCCCACTACCGATAGGAGGACACCATGCAACAGCAGCTCCTCTACGGCGTCGCCGTAGTCCCCGCCGTCATCGGACTCACCCAGATAGCCAAGACTGCTGGCCTTCCAGGCCAGCTCGCGCCGATCCTCGCCGTCCTGCTCGGGATCCTCGCCGGCCTCGGCGAAATGTACGGCGCTCAGTGGCCCATCATCCAGACCATCATCGTCGGCATCGGCCTCGGCCTATCGTCCGTCGGCCTCTACTCCGCCGGCAACACCGCCTACACCCACATCACCAGCAAGAACGACCCAGCCCCAGGGCCAACTCCCATGGCTCCGGCACCGCCAGGAGCAGGCATCACCCTCACCCCCACCCCCACACCACCCGATAACACCACGAAATGACTCCAGAATCCACAGAATCGCACAAAATGGCGTCGCCTGACCCGCTAAACGCCGCATGTGACGTTAATGGTTACCTGCTCGGCCTAAAGGCCGCAATACACAACGGCACCAGCGTTCCGACAGCTCACACGAGCAATTCCTCATCGAGTTCCACGCCGGCCAGCTCGAACACGCCATCGAGCTCATGGAAGAGGTTCACGACATGCTCAGAGCCGAGATCAAATGGGAGGCACTTTGTGCCCCCCTGAAGGGGGGCACACGTGCCCCTTGACGCCCGCAAGATCGCCCACATCACACACAAGTGGCCTTTCGTCGTGCTTGGCCGGCAGCAGCAGCTCATCCTCACCTTCCGCACCGCAGCCGGCAACACCACCGCCTCCATACCCGTTCTCTGGAAGGTCATGGACGACCGTGACCCAACCCTCACCCAGGAGAACCACACCCTGCCCGCCGGGCTGGGCGGCCAGTCAGATGCCATAGGCATCTTCCTCCAGAGCGATGTCACCTACCAGCAGCTTCGCTCCTGCATCTTCGCCCAGCTCGCGCCGGGCTCACCCGCACCCGACATCGCCAACAAATTCATCCTCGCCGGCATCGAGCCATACGGCATGATCCCGGGAGAGGGTCGCTACTACACCGCTTGGATGAGGCAACACTGATGAAGAATCACGTCACAAGCTACTGGCACTACCACACGGCCGTGTGGTTCACCGTCCTGGCCGGCATCATCGCCTTCGCCGGTACATCCGCCACCGTCCACTACATCCATCGTGGCGGCCTCAAGCTGGCACCGTTGCCCCCGCCCATACACATCAGTGGGGGACGCGTCCCAGCCTACTTCTCGCTCGCCAACTTCATCGTGCGCGTCCACGACCAGGGCAACTCATCCTCATGCGTCGGCCAAACCCTCGCCGCCATCGAGGAGATAACCTACCGAGAAAGCCACCCGCACCAGCACCCGGGTTTCTCCAGTGGCTTCATTTGGAACCAGCTCAACGGTGGCGCAGACCAGGGCATCACCTACGACGCCGCGTTCTCCCTCCTTGACCGGGAAGGGGATGCCCAGCTCCACGTCTTCCCCCATGATGGTCAGGCGTCCGATCTCTGGATTCAACCCGACGTCGCAGTACTCCGCGAGGCGCGTCAGTACACCACCACCAGATGGCAGTCCATCAGCCCCTATGACATCCACACGGTTGAGTACGAGATAGCGCACGGACGGCCCGTGGCCGTCGCAATCCCGGTCTACAGCAGCTTCTTCAACAACTTCGGCATCCATTACCTGCCCACCATCTCCTCTGAATCCGGCCAGTTCGAGTTCTGGCACTCCATGACCATCGTCGGCTACAACCAAACCGGCCCACTCATCCTCAATTCCTGGAGCACCAACTTCGGCCTGAACGGCCTCTGGCGTGCTACCTGGTCCATGCTCCCAGCCTACTCCGCCGGCCTCGTCGTATCCACCCCTCACCACTACTACCAGCCACCTGCCAGGAGACACCATGCCGGCCACCTACCAGCTCGTCATAAACGACTTCCTCACGGCGCTACGCGCCGATCTGTTCGACACACTCACCCCACCCACCGCTCCACGGTGGTCCGACGCGGATCTCACTAGAGCACTCGATCGCTCCCTCAATCGCTACTCCCAGGTTTCGCCCAACCTCCAAGCCGTCCAGATCGCAGCATCACCCCAGATCAACCAGTACCCGCTCCCTGCGGGAGCGTGGTACGTCGACGCCGTCGAGTACCCCTTCAACCTCTTCCCCAAGGTCTACTGCCCCTTCGTTCAGAAAAAGACACCCCAGATCTCAAACCCTGTAAATAATGTCGCCATCACACTGGCCGCTACCGCGGGCGGACTCGTCCCAGCTTCGCTGGCCTCGTTCTCGCCCACGCAGTACACCTACACGTGGCTCACAGCTGGTGGCGGCGAGTCACTACCGTCCCCCAGCCCGTACTCCAGCGTCGTCGTCGGCGTGCCCAGTACAGTTGTTCTAAGCGGAATACCGATCGGCCCCTACGGGACCGTTGCCCGCAACATCTACCGCTCCCGCGTCACCGGAGGACTGGCCCTGGCGGGCCAGATCCCCGACAACACCAGCGCAACCTTCACCGACAACACACCCGACTCGCAGCTGCTCGGCCCACTGCCCATCCAGAACACCACCGCCGGCCAGGACATCATCGAGCTAACGCTCGATCCGTCCGCCTACCCCACCCAGCAGACCGACATGCTCGAGCTGCTGTATGCCACCAAGCACACCTTGGACGTATCGGGGACTAGCGTCCCCGAGCGCCACTGGCGTGTCATCTACCAGGGCGCCAACGCCTACGCCGTCCAGGCCTACGTCCACGCCGTCGCCGACAACTTCGAGTGGGTCGATGGGCATCTTCGAGACCGCGTAGACGACACCAAATCCGCCATCCTTTGGCAGAAGAACGCCTACGGCCTCATGGAGGCGTACGACCACACCATCAAGCTCGTCAAGGAAGAGTCAAATGCCTTCATCAGCAGCCGCATGCAGTGGGGCGACACCCCGCTACGCTGGAACTGGACGTAGAGCTATCACTTCTCATGCGGCGGCTCGGGTTGCCGCTAGGGCATACGCGGGCCCTTACGGCCCGCGTAGCCCATCGCGCCCACCCGCCCCCGCTAAAGCGCGTCCAATGGCTCACGCAAACACCGTCTCAAATAGCACAGGGCTGGACATGCCGACAACGCAGCATCTCCAGCCCCCAGCCGGCCGACCCGGGAAACCCAAGCCCACTCGCTGACAAAGCCCGTACGGCTTTCTAGCCAAAGGATACACCGATGCGCACCATGCCAGCCAACATGATCGCAGCCGTCAGCAGCTCAAACCAGCAGCTCGCCATGTCCGTCGTCGTCCAGGACAACACACTCTCATTTTCCCAGCTCACCACCGGACCCAATGCCGGCCACGTCACCAGCGTCCACAGCAACGTCGGCACCATCCTCCGAGCCGTGGTAACCAGCACCGGCGCCATCTACGTCACCCGCATCACCGTCGCCAACAGCGCAGCCCAGTGGGCCGCCTCCGGCGTCCTAGCCGCCTCCGGCGCCCGCTACACATCCAGCTGCAACATGTCCGCCACCACCAACCTAATACGCCTGTTCTTCATCCGAAACTCAGATGCAGCCGTCTGCTACGTTGACTCCACCGACGACGGCCTCACCTGGTCGGCCGTAAACGTGGCCGCCACAGCGCCCACCGGACTCACCTACTGTCACGGCATAGCCACACCCACCGTCGGCACCTGCTACGCATCCTACGCGCAGTACGACGGAGGCACCAGCGGCCAGGGGCCGATCTACCAGACAACATTCAGCACCACCTGGTCACCACTCACACCATCAGGGCCAACCGGGAACTGGGGGCAGATACGCGGCATGGACGTCACCCAGGCGGCCAAAATCCAGGTCGTAGCCGGCTTTATGCGCGTCCTGCAAGCAACCGGCTTCGCCGCGGGAGCCTACACCATCAACGGAGCAATCAGCCCATGGGCCACCATCAAGCCCATGGACCCGCCAGCCATCGGCCTGTCACACCAATACCCATCCGTCTTCTGGTCCGGCACCTACTTCTACTCCACCACCACCGTCATCGACGACGGCAGCGTCACCGGATCCGCCGCCACCAAGACCGAAGTCTGGCAATCAACCGACAGCGTCAACTGGGCGCCAGTCGCCAGCATGGGGAACCTTTTCCCCAACGGAGCCAGCGTCCTGGTATCAAACGGCGTCTTCTACGTCTTCGACGGACAGACCGTCATGCAGTCCAGCACCGGCACCAACACCCTCGATCTCACCGCGGATCTCGTCACCCTGGAGATCGTCGAGAAGCCCAACGCCGAGGGAGGGGCCAGCATCACCCTCAACAACTACAACGGCCAGTACACCAACGCGCCGCAGCTCAAGTCCAACGCCAGCGTCACCATCCAGTTCGGCTACGGCCCCGATCTCATCACCACCCACGTCATGTACATAGACCAGGTACGCAACGAAGCCACCGCCGATCGGCTCGATATCATCCTCGATCTCCGCGACTGCACCAAGTTCCTCACCCAGGTCAGCAGCCGTTTCATCGCCCTTTCTGGAAAAACCATCGCACAGTTAATTCAATACGTCTGCGACCAGGCCGGCGTCACCGTGGCCTCAATAGGCACCACCCCGCAGTTCTCGCAGACCATCCCATGCTTCGCGATAACACCCGGAGAAACCTGGGACACCGCCCTAAATCGACTGGCGAATGTCTACGCCTTTGCTTACCGTAGAGAAGGTTCGACAGTAATATTCTCGGAACGACAGTCGAACGACGCCAGTGTGTGGACGTACGGCAGTGAGACGTTCGGCATCAACTGGAGCAAGACCGCAGACCAGTCGAGCGTCATCAGGGTGATAGGCGCACCAACAGGCAACACGGTTGCCTTCGCTGAGGCAGTAGACACGGCACAGCTGAGTGCCACCGGCAGAGAGCGGTACCGACACATAGTAGAGAGGCTGCTCACCACCAGTGCCCAGTGCCAGATCAAGGCAAGCCTGGCCATGCGAGAGGAGCAGGCGCACTCGACCACGGGCAGCGTGAGCGTGGCACTCAACCCAGGGCTGCAGCTCCTCGATGTCCTAACCATCACGGACGCACGAGTGGGACTAACCAACCAGCCAGCACGAGTGGAAGAGATCCACTGGCACGTCGACATGAACACCGGCGCCTACTACCAGCAGCTCGCCCTCACCCTACCCTGA